AACTGGTACAGTTCACATTCAAGTCACCGATCTAAACCGTGGCGGTTTGGTATTCGCCAATGACAGAGCACTCGTCGCATCTGGTCAACTTAACTACGACACTGACGGATTCTTGACACAAGCTGCAGACATATACCCTGATAACTTCGGCAAGGGCTCTGACGATGGACGTTATGTCGTCAACGATCAGCTTTACTTGACCGGTCTTTCAACTGTTATTGCTGGTGGGGAATCTGTCAACATCACAGCACGTGTTAATGCTTCCATCGTTACCCTAAGTTCGAAAGACTTCATGGCAATTGCGATCCAATCAACAGCAGCTGACAACTGAGGTGTTTACCTTGGTTAAAGTTGAAGGAACACTCGAAGAACTCAAAGCATTGTTTGTTGATTCTGCAAAGAAGGAAGCAAAGGCAACTGCCAAGCGTGCTGGTAAGGCTGCAGTCAAGAAGACAGTCAAAGCTGCTACACGTGCTCCCTCTGCATACAACAAATACATGAAGAAAGAACTCGCACGTCTGAAGAAGGCTCATCCGCGTATGACTCATCAAGCACGTTTCAAAAAGGCTGCAAAGTCTTGGAAGGGTGCAAAGAAAAAGAAAGGTGGTAAGAAATGAAGACCTTGGCAAAAGAACACAATTTCTTACAGATGGACGGAACTGAAAACACTTGGGCTGTAATTCCACCATCATCATCGGGTTGGAGACAGTTTAGCACTAATGGGGCGATCTCATCGACTTACTTTGATTTAGCCGGAATGTCAATGAAAGAAAAGACGTTGTTCTTTGAAGCATCTGGTGTTCAATCAACTTCTCCTCCTGCAACTGATGCAGGTGGTGCAGCAGGTGATAGTTTAGTTGTGTTAGACGTTATGACATCAACGCCATTGACAGACAATGAATTGGCTATTTTCTTTTCATTAGGAAACTTTTCGGGAAGTACAATTACTTGGTCGGAAACAGTTTATGCCCGTCAACAAGTTTGGGCTCGAACATTAAACGAAGCAGGATTATCATACATGGTATTGCTTAATGAGGAACAATACGGTTCGATGAGCCCTACCGCTTCAGACAGAGTTTATTCATATCGAGTTGTAGTTGCTGCAGGCGTATTAGGTGGCCCGGGTGCCACCTCGTTCTTTGTTTATCCTGCTCGACACATTCTACGTGCAGAAGCAAAGGAAGAACCTGATCATGAATACATCATGCGACTTCTACGATCGTACGAGTTACAACAAGAACCGGACGTAGATTGAGATGGTATTGATTGTTGATATTCTCGAACTTGAGATAGTCAAAGGCAATCCATTTTATCGTTCAGCCAAATTTGGATATGATATTGGCACTATTGTAGGAACTGCAGCAGGTAAACGTCGAGCACGTATCATTCGTGAAAAAGGTGCAGCCGGTGACTTAACGTCCGGCTTTACTCAGGAGTTGTTGGATTACGATCTAAGAGCAATACGAATGGGCGCACAAATCTAATTGAGGAATTGAAATGAAAACTGAAACACCTACTGAAGAATTGAAAACACAAACTCGAATTGAACGCTTTGCACAATGGCTTATGTCACGTGAAGAACGACGTGGAGAAAAAGAGACAAACCTTGACACGTTAGTTAAACTAAACGTGTTGGTGTCCTTTCTCACTCTCGCTATGGTCGGTGGCATCGATGCTGTCAGAGCAGCTGTAATGTTCATTCCTTACTTTTAGATTCAACAAGTTTGAATTCTACGTGCGCTGTAACTTCCCAGTCGCATGAGCAGTGAATTGAGAACGGACATGTAAGTGAAACATCTTCGCCATCAGCGAACTTTTCGTAGTGAAGGTATTCTTCAGTATAATCAATCTCATCAAGTGCTCCACGTAAATCTAAGTGATTATCCTCAATGTGCTTACGAAGATCCTGAATTAATGGCCAGTACCAAGGGAGAGTCATTCAATCCACTCCGTAATAGATGCTCTCCATTCTTTCAGACAACCCTCGCAGACTTGTCGGCCATTAACTTTGAACATACGTAGTAAGACTGGCTTCATTCGGATCATGTAACTTGAATCATCCTCACAACGCTCATAGCCACACTCACCGCTACTGCAGCCAACCCAACGCGTAGGGCCTTCAGGGTCATTCATGTCGGCTGGAAGCGTGTAAACGTAAGATTCTTTGATGTACATATCACTCATCTTCCTCTTCGAGCTTAGTGATCCGACGTTGATATGTCACAAGACGTACAGTCGCTTCATATCCTAGAGTCTCAATGAGCGCGGATATGCACTGAGAAGTTTTGTAATTATTCTCCTTCAGAAGTTTTAGGACAGCATCAGCCCTGTTGCTCACGGTTATGGAGTATTGATTCGCCATGATTTACGCTAAATAATAATGTTATTTAATATCTACTGAAAAAAAGCCTTGGGCAGAATAATATAGGGGGGGCTATTTTGATAGGGGTGGAGGTCGGGGACGGGTGGTTTGTCCGATTGACTCGCTTCGCTCGCGAAGATGGGCTGCAGATTGCAGGGGACTGCACGAGTGGTTTACTTTATACACCGTCGATGTTGTGTAATAATTGGTCGGGGGAGCCGGCCCGACGTTTAATTGACCGAAACAACCCCCGACCACCTGATGTGATACAATGGCAACAAAAAAGACAAGCATGTTTACCCTAACCGAACGAATGACAATTAGTGCAGCAGCAACTGCTACGTTTGCAACTATTGACCTTGGATCTTACGTCGATGTTGGTGACCGACAAGCACTCCAAGTTCACAGCGTTGACTTTGTTTTCCAATCAACAAACCCAAGCGGAAACGTTCCCGGTGCAATGGGTGGAACTGGTACAGTTCACATTCAAGTCACCGATCTAAACCGTGGCGGTTTGGTATTCGCCAATGACAGAGCACTCGTCGCATCTGGTCAACTTAACTACGACACTGACGGATTCTTGACACAAGC